AAAGACGAGAAGTCTGGAAAGAAAAAGTATGCTATCCAAGGTATATTCGCACAAGCAGAAACAAAGAATCGAAACGGTCGTATATATCCAAAGCCTATTATGGAAAAAGCCTTGGCAAAGTACAATACAGATCAAGTATCAAAGGGCAGAGCAGTCGGTGAGTTGAATCACCCTGAAGGACCGACCGTTAATTTAGATAGAGTTTCCCACAAGATTGAAAAGCTAGAATTTGATGGCAACGATGTTGTGGGTAAGGCATCGATATTGGAAACTCCAATGGGTCAAGTTGTAAAAGGCTTACTCGATGGTGGTGTCACATTCGGTGTATCGACTCGTGGTATGGGAAGTTTGAAGAACAATGGTAACGCAATTGTCGTAAATAGCGACTATATTCTTAACGCGGTAGATATCGTGCAAGATCCATCCGCTCCCGGAGCTTTTGTTAATGGGATAATGGAGGGTGTCGAATGGGTTTGGAATAACGGCATTATAGAAGCACAAACAATTGAAAGAATGGAGACTGAAATTAAGAAGGCTCCGCGCGCTGATCTCTATGAGACACAGGTTCGTGAGTTTAAGAATTTCCTCTCAATATTAAAATCAAAATAAGGAGTCAAAAATGGCTGATAACATAGAAAATCAGGACGTGGAACTCCATGAGGATGAGGAAATCTCTGAAATGAAACACGATCCTAAAAATGCTGAAGCTCAATCAGTCGCTTCTGTTGACAAAGCTGGTGATGCTACTGGAACTGCTCCAAAGCGTAAAGGTGACAACACCAAAAAAGATCCAATGCCAAAGACTAAAGCAGGAATGATTGCTGCTATGGTGGGTTCAATGCAGAAAATGGATAAGAAAGCTATTAATGCAATGTACACACAATATAATAGTACAGATCCTGAAGTATTCTCTGGCGAGCAAATCGCTGAAGAAGAAGTCAAAGATCAAGTTAAAGTCGAAGTTGACTTTAAAGATGATTTAGGCGCTCTTGTCAATGAGGAAGCTACACTGTCTGATGAATTCAAGCAGAAAGCAGAAACTATCTTCGAAGCTGCAATCAATACAAAAGTAAATGCAGAGATTGACAGACTAGAAGAGAAGTATAACGAGGAGCTTTCAGAAGAAATCGAAAGCACCAAGAAAGACCTTGTAGAGAAAGTAGACAGCTATCTAAACTACGTAGTTGAAGGCTGGATGGAAGACAACAAGTTAGCTATTCAAAATGGCTTAAGAACTGAAATTGCTGAAGACTTTATGAATAAGTTGAAAGACCTATTCACCGAGTCACACATTCAGGTGCCAGAAGATAAAGTTGACATGGTTGACGAACTTGCTGACAACGTTGAAGAACTTGAGGCTCAACTCAATGCTTCAACTGAGAGGTCAATTCAAATGGCTGAAGAGTTAGAAGGCTATAAAAGGGAGTTTATCATTAGAGAAGCTTCTAAAGACTTAGCTGAAACTCAAGTCGAAAAGCTAAAAGGATTAGCAGAAAACGTAGACTTTGAAAACGAAGAAACTTTCGCGCAGAAAGTATCTCAGTTAAAAGAGTCATACTTTGCTAAGACAGCTAAACCCCAAGAAGAAATCATTGAAGATGATGACGCGCCAATAGTAGAGTCAACAGGTTCAATGGATTCATATCTTAAAGCAATAAAGAAAACTGCAACTAAATAGGGAGTCCTAAATGACAGTATCATACGATAAGTTGATCGAAAAATGGTCCCCAGTATTGAACGAAGAGTCAGCTGGTACTATTACAGATCACCATAAAAAAGCCGTTACTGCTGCAGTACTTGAGAATCAAGAGATCGCACTTAGAGAAGAAGGTCTGATTACTGAAGCTGCACCAGGTAACAATACCACATCTGCATCAAATTGGAATCCAGTATTGATCGCACTAGTAAGACGTGCAATGCCAAACTTAATGGCATATGACATCTGCGGCGTGCAGCCAATGTCTGGTCCAACTGGCTTAATCTTCGCGATGAAGTCAAGATACGGTGGTGGTTCAACATCAAATAGAGAAGCACTATTCAACGAAGCTGAGACTCAGTTTTCTGGTGACAGTGCTGGTACTCACGATTCTGATAACGCATCAGGTCTTAACGTAACTAACTTAGATTCAGACTCAACAGCTGATGACGCTAGATTAACTGCATTAGCAGCTGGTGGAATGACAACAGCTGAAGGCGAAAAGTTAGGTTCATCAGGTGAGTCATCTTTCAGAGAGATGGGTTTCACTATTGAAAAAGCAACTGTGACTGCTAAGTCAAGAGCATTAAAAGCTGAATACAGCTTAGAATTAGCTCAAGACCTTAAAGCTATTCACGGTCTTGACGCTGAGACAGAATTGGCAAACATCTTGTCAACAGAAATCTTAGCTGAAATCAATAGAGAAGTTATCAGAACTATTAACTCTCAAGCTAAAACTGGTGCTTTACAAACTAACACAGCTGTTAACGGTATCTTCAACGTACAGACAGATGCAGATGGCAGATGGTCAGTTGAGAAGTTCAAAGGTTTGATTCTTCAAATCGAAAGAGAGTCAAACATAATTGCAAAAGAGACACGTAGAGGAAAAGGTAATTTTATTGTCTGTTCTTCAGACGTAGCTTCTGCATTAGCCGCAGCAGGAATGATGGATTATACACCTGCAATGTCAACAACATTAAACGTTGATGACACAGGTAATACTTTTGCTGGTACCATAAACGGTAGAACAAGAGTATACATTGATCCGTATTCAAATACAGATTACTGTACAGTAGGCTATAAGGGTACTAACCCATACGATGCAGGTCTCTTCTATTGCCCATACGTACCATTAACAATGGTAAGAGCAGTAGGTGAGGATACTTTCCAGCCAAAAATTGGTTTCAAAACCAGATACGGTATGGCAAGTAACCCATATGTAGGTTCAACACCTGCAGACGGTTTAGCCGCTGTTAAGACTAACCAGTACTACAGAATATTCAGAGTTGACAATATTCTAGGTGCTTAAGTCTTAGTACTTAATATTGAAGAAAGAGGAGTTTCGGCTCCTCTTTTTTTGTATAAATAACATTATGAACATAACTTGTAGGTGCGCCAATGGCATTAACTAGCAACTTTAACTATTTACAGCCAACCGGTTTTAAATTAGTAATAGATAGAAAAAATTATCCTAACTTAGAGTTTTTTGTACAAGACTTTACGCATGCTGGTGTTATAATGAATACTGCAGATTTAGGATATAAAAAGATTGCTGCAATACCATTTGTTGGTGACAAGCTTACATATAACGAAATGCTAGCAAATATTATTTTAGATGAAGACATGAAGTCTTATCAAGAAATGCACAACTGGATGAGACGCATACTAGATCAAGATAACGTAACCGCACTTGATAGATTTGAAAGTTCTACACAGAAAATACCTGCGCAATCAGACATTACTTTATCAATATTGAACAGTTCAAATAACGCAATTGCGCAAATTATATATAGAGATAGTATACCAACGGCTTTAACTGATATTCAGTTTCAAGCTACCAGTGGCGCAGAATCATTTTTAACATTCGGCGCTTCTTTTAGATTTACATATTTTGATATAAAAATATTTAATGCAACGACCGGAGCAATTACAGATTCATTCGATGTAACTGGAAGTGTAACCGGTTAATATATATTATTGGAGACATTATGCTTAACTTGAAACAGGTTCACTCTATGTGGATCAAAGATTGTAAAATTGACACTTACCAACTCGACGAAACTTCTCGAAAAACACCAGCCTTACATGCAAAATATATTCAGCTTTGGTCTACAGCAAAATTAGAACTAAGACGAGCCGAACGCGCACAAAAAAGTTTATTAAAAGAAAAATGGTTATATTACAATGGTAAGATGGATCATGAAACCTTGAAAGAAAAAGGTTGGAATCCAGATCCTTTTGATGGTTTAAAAGTTCTTAAAGGCGAAATGGATTATTATTATGATAGCGATCCAGAAATACAAGAATCAGAAGAATTGATACAATATTGGAAAACATACGTAGAAACAGTAACAGAAATAATAGATAATTTAAAATGGCGACACCAAACAATATCGAACATGATCAGATGGAAACAATTCGAGTCAGGAAACTAAATCACGCTATTCTTAGAGTGGAATGCGATAGAGGCATAGGCGCAGAACTAAGAGAGTTTTTTTCTTTCTATGTGCCTGGTTATAAATTTATGCCGGCATATCGCAATAGAATGTGGGACGGTAAGATAAGACTGTATAACCAAATAACTGGTGAAATATCTGCAGGTTTGTTTCCACAAATAATTTCTTTTGCTGAAGGTCGTGAATATAAAATCGATATAGAAGAAACAGAATATGGTAATCCTAATGAAGGAAATCAGATAAACGCAGATTTTATGATGAAGTTTGTTGAAGCTTTAAAGCTGCCATTTAAGATAAGAGATTATCAGTTTGATGCCGTGTGCACTGGAATACAAAGAAAGAACGCCATATTACTTTCACCAACTGGATCTGGTAAGTCTTTAATAATATACGTATTAATGAGATGGTTGTTATCAGCGCTAGATAAATCTCAAAAAGATATATTAATTGTAGTACCAACTACTTCTTTAGTGGAACAAATGTATAATGATTTTAAATCTTATGGTTATGACGTAGATAATAAGTGTCATAAAATTTATTCAGGTAAAGATAAGAATACATTTAAAAGAGTTATCATAAGTACATGGCAATCAATACACAGATTTCCAAAGGAATGGTTCGCTCGGTTTGGAACCGTGTTTGGTGACGAGTGCCATGGATTTAAATCAAAATCATTAACAACTATAATGAATAAATGTACAGAAGCAGAATATCGATTTGGTACAACCGGAACGTTAGATGGAGCATTAACGCATGAACTTGTCTTACAAGGGCTCTTTGGTAAAGTTTATAGGGTCACAAGCACACGAGCATTACAAGATAACGATACGCTCGCTAAATTATCAATACGAAGAATAATATTAGAATATGATAAGGAATCTAAGAAAAAATTTGGAAAGAAAACATATCAAGAATAATTAGAATTTATAGTAACAAATAATAAAAGAAATAATTTTATAAAAAATTTAACATTAGATTTAAAAGGTAATACACTTGTTTTATATAACTATGTAGAAAAGCATGGTAAACCACTTTACAATTTGATGAAAGATCAAGTTGCAGAAGGCCGCAAGATTTTTTTCGTATCCGGTGAAACTGCTGCTACAGATAGAGAAGCCATAAGAGCCATAGTAGAAAAACAAAAAGATTCTATTACAGTTGCTTCACTTGGCACATTTAGCACGGGTATAAATATTAGGAACCTACACAATATAGTATTTGCATCTCCATCTAAATCGCAAATAAGAGTTTTGCAAAGTATAGGTAGGGGATTAAGAAAGACAGATGATGGTAAAAGTACGACACTTTATGACATCATCGATGATATTACTAAAAAAAATTATGGCATGCTGCATGCAGATGAACGACTAAGAATTTACGGAAGAGAAAAATTTAACCACAAAACTTATAGAGTGAGTTTATGAATATAAAACAATTTAAGTTAACTAATAATGAAGAAATAGTTTGTGAGGTCGTAGAGTGGGATACACATGACGAGCTCGGTGATATTTTAGTAAAAAGAGCCTTAAAAATAATTGGAGTCGAAGACTATCAAAAAGGTTGGAGATTTTTTGCTTTTAGGCCATGGATGTCTTTTCAAGATGATCCGGAAACTCTACAAACAATAAACTCTTCGCATATCATAGTTACTACAAATCCAACTTCAAAAATATTAAAACATTATAAGGCATGCATAGATGGCATAAAAGAAGATTTAAATTTAGAAATGAAAGGAAAAAGAAAAAAAGTTTACGCAAATTTAGATGAAATACAAGATGTAATAAGAGATCTTACAGACGATGAGATGGATGAGTTTTTACAAAGAAAATACGGTGCAACGTTAGAACCAGAATTATCGCCAGATTCAGATAGCGGTAATGTATTACAATTTAAACCTAAAACAGATAAAACGTTTCATTAGGTATACTCCCTCTCTCCCCAATACACTCTTTTATTTTATCATGTTTTTTAGCATTTGTACACAGTTATTTTCACATCTTAGAGAAATATTATGAAAACAAAAAATGAATTAATCGAACTTAGTTATATTAATGTAGATGAAGATCCCATAAGACCAGAATTAGATTTAAAATGGAGGCTCTCTTCTAAAAGGAAAATATATGGGCTAGGAGCAGACGATAACGTCGAGGCTATTGTTTGTGTCGCATATACGAATAAAATTCCTACCACTGTTGAAGAAATGGATTGGCTGAGTCAAGCAGCATGCCAAGACGGTCAAGATGGAGAAATTGCAGTTGCTTATACAGTTTGGAGTTATAAGAAAGGTGCTGGTAGAGAAATCATTAACAGAGTTAGACAATTTTTAGAATGTGAAAGAACCGTTACAAAAAGAATGATTACTCTTTCCCCACGCACTCCTATGGCGACTAACTTTCACATAAAGAACGGTGCCAAGCAATTAAAGATCAATAATACCACGCAAAACTTTGAGTACGAGTTATCTACTAAGAGATAAATTTAATTATGTACTTTTAGTAAAAATAGGTGTATAATATATTATGAAAGGTGGAAAAATGGCCAGAAAAAAAAGTATACATTATGTTAATAACTCAGATTTTTCTACAGCAGTTGTTGAATATGTACAAAAAGTAGATACTGCTAGAAAAACTAAAACTAACATTCCTAAAGTACCAGACTACATTGCACAATGTTTCTTAAAGATAGCAGAAGGTTTGTCGCACAAAGCTAACTTTATAAGATATACGTATAGAGAAGAAATGGTAATGGATGCAGTTGAAAATTGTTTAAAGGCTATAGGTAACTACAACCTTGAAGCTGCAACTAGAACAGGCAAACCAAATGCATTTGCATATTTTACACAAATAACTTGGTACGCATTTCTTCGAAGAATAACAAAAGAAAAGAAACAACAAGAAATTAAACTCAAGTATTTAACTAAATCAGGCATCGATAGTTTTATTGATACAGGTTCAGAAGCAACCGCTTCGGATACAGCTTCACATTTTGTAGACACCTTAAGAGACAGAATTCAAAGAGTCAGAAGTACTGATGAAGAAATCAAAGAGATTGTAAAAAAAGAAAGAAAGAAACGTAAAGTGAAAACAGCAGATTCAGATTTAAGTGAGTTTATGGAATGAAAATAGCTTTGTTATGTGATACTCATTGTGGTATCAGAAACTCTTCTGAAGTGTTCTTAGATAATGCAGAAGATTTTTATACTAATATATTTTTTCCGGAATGTGAAAAGCGCGGTGTAAAACAAATATTGCATTTAGGTGATTATTACGATCATCGTAAGTTTGTTAACTTTAAAGCTTTAAATCAAAACCGTAGAGTATTTCTCGACCAATTAAGAAAAAATAACATGACTATGGATATTATTCCAGGCAATCATGACACTTACTATAAAAACACAAACGAGCTTAATGCGTTAAAAGAATGTCTAGGTCATTACATGAACGAAATTCATATTGTTATGGAACCTACGGTTATGCAATATGGGTCTTTAAGCATGGCTCTACTTCCATGGATATGCGCAGATAATTATGAAACATCGATGAACTTTATTAAAGATTGTAAAGCTGATTGGTTAGGCGCACATTTAGAATTAGCTAACTTTGAAATTGGTAGAGGTATACTGGCACCTCACGGCATGGATCCAAAAATATTTAAGAAGTTTGAACAAGTATTATCTGGACATTACCACACAGCGTCTCGAAAAGACAACATCTGGTATCTTGGTAATCCTATGGAATTCTTTTGGTCAGACGCTCATGATCCAAAATATTTTCACATACTTGACACTGAAACAAGACAAATAGAAAAAATAAGAAATACTTACACATTATTTGAAAAAATTGTGTACAATGACAAAGAAATAGATTATAATAACTATAATAAAAATTTATCCAAAAAGTTTGTAAAAGTTGTAGTTTCAGAAAAAACTGATCCTTTTACTTTCGACAGATTTATAGATAACATTCAGAACCAAGACATATATGAATTAAAGATTGCAGAAAACTTTAATGAGTTTATGGGTGCTAATGTAGATGATGAAGAAGTAAATTTTGAAGATACTACAGAAATAGTTGATTCTTATATCGAAGCTGTTGATACAGATTTAGATAAAGATAAAATCAAGATTCAAATGAGAGAGTTAATGACTGAAGCGCAGGCACTTGAAATAGCATGATAATTTTTAAATCTATTAAATATAAAAACTTTTTATCTTCTGGTAACTATTTTACAGAGATAGCTTTAAATAAAAGCAAATCAACTCTTATAGTTGGTCAAAATGGTGCAGGTAAATCTACGATGTTAGATGCTATATCATTTGCATTGTTTGGTAAGCCACACAGAAAAATAAGTAAGAATCAATTAATAAATTCCATCAATCAAAAACAAGCGGTGGTTGAAGTAGAGTTTTCCATAGGTAAAGCACAGTTTAGAATCGTGCGAGGTATAAGACCAAATACTTTTGAAATATGGAAAGATGGTAATATGATTAATCAATCATCGCACGCTATGGAATACCAGAAGATCCTCGAACAAAATATTCTGAAACTTAACCATAAAAGTTTCCATCAAGTTGTTGTTTTAGGTTCTTCCTCCTTCATACCTTTTATGCAACTCAATGCTGGACATCGTAGGAATGTTATAGAGGATCTTCTGGACATTAACATATTTTCGAAAATGAATATCTTATTACGAGAAAGAAATTCTATATTAAAAGAAAATATTAGTAAAATAAATAACGACACAAATATAGTAAAAAGTAAAATAGAACAACAATCAAAATACATAAGAGATATTGCTGCACTTACAGAAGAAAATAAAAAGAAATATCAAAAACAAATTAAAACAGCAAAAGAACGAATAAAGGAATTACAAACACAAAATAGTGATTTAAGCAAGCAACTTGAATCAAACACTGCGACAGATGAATTAAAAGAATTACAAACAGAAAAAAATAAAGTTATTGCTGAAATCGCAACTATAAAACAAGAAATGAAAGCAATTGCAAAACGTGGTTTATTTTTAGAAAAGAATGATGAATGTCCGACTTGTGAACAACCCATACAAAATAAAGATAAACTGATATCACAAACTAAAAATGAAGCATATCAAGTGCAATCATCTTTAAGTGGTGTTGAAAGTAATGGTATAATTATTGACGATAAAATAGTTTCTTTAGAAGAAATAATAAAAGACATTAAAGAAAAAACAGATACTATTAATGCCAATAATAGAGAAATCAATTCTTTAAACAAAAGCAATGATGAATTACAAACTTACATAGAATCAGAAGTTTCTGCAGATCTTACGGGTGCTAGACAAGATTTAGAAACTATGAATGCTGATAAAGAAAGTTTATTTGAAGAAAAATTAAAACTTAATGAGCAGTTTGGATACAATAACGTTATTGCTGAAATGTTAAGAGACACTGGAATTAAAACAAAAATAATAAAACAATATTTACCAACAATTAATAAACTTGTTAATCAATATTTACAAGTATTAGATTTCTTTGTTCACTTTAATCTAGATGAAAACTTTAATGAAACTATTAGATCTAGACACAGAGATGATTTTACTTATGATTCATTTAGTGAAGGTGAAAAACAAAGAATAGATTTATCTTTGTTATTTACTTGGAGACAAATAGCAAAGATGAAAAACTCAGTAGCCACTAATCTACTGGTACTCGATGAAACGTTTGATTCATCATTAGATCATGATGGTATTGAAAACTTATTAAAAATATTATATACTCTAGATGCTGATAGTAATACTTTTATTATATCGCATAAAGGAGATATATTAGACGGTAAGTTTGAATCAAAGATAGAGTTTTATAAAGATAAAAATTTTTCTAGGATGAAAAATTAAATGTTTACTTTTATAAAAAAATGTGGTATAATATACTATAAAATTAAGAAGGAAGGTTTATAATGGAACTATGTGAAAATACTTTAAATGTTCTTAGAAACTTTTCTGGCATTAATCAGAACATTATGATTAGGTCAGGAAATAATATTAAGACCATGAGTGAAACTAGAAACATGATTGCTACTGCAGATGTTTCTGAACAGTTTACCAAAGACTTTGGTATATATGACTTAAATGAATTTATTGGAGTAATGGGTCTAGTAGATACTCCAAGCTTAAAGTTCGAAGATGACTTTGTTATTGTATCTGATTCATCAGGTAGATCTAAAATTAAATATTTCTATGCTGCAGAAGAAACATTAACAACTGCAACTAAGGACGTTAAGATGCCTGAAGCTGATGTTAAATTTACACTAGATAATGATACACTTAATAAGCTAAAAAAAGCTGCATCAACTTTAGGTCACAGTGAAGTATCAATTAAAGCAAAAGATGGTGTATTAAGTTTGTCAGTTGTTGAAAATCAAAATGCAACATCAAATGCTTTCTCAATTGATATTGATGGTGATTTTAAACAGGACGCTGTCTTTAATTTCATCATAAGTATTTCTAATCTTAAGATCTTACCCGGTGATTATGACGTAGAAATATCATCTAAACTAATAACGCAATTCAAAAATAAAGAATTACCTTTAACTTATTGGATTGCACTTGAAAAAACTTCAACATACGGAGCATGACATGTCAGATAATTTAACTCAATTAAAAGATCTTGCTAATAAAGCAAGTAGAAGTACAGTAGCAGTGATTGATGCTGTAACTCAAAGAGGTGGATTCAAAGGTGAAGAGCTTTCCACCATAGGTAGTCTTAGAGACCAATGCATTCAAATCATTCAAATTAGTGAGGCTCTTCAGCAAGAAGATGCAATGAATGATAAGAGTGAACAAAAACCTGCAGAAAAGAAGTAATGAGTACTGAATTTTTATGGGTTGAAAAGTACAGGCCTCAAAAGGTATCGGATACGATCTTACCTGAATCTTTAAAAACAACCTTCCAAAAGATAGTCGACAGTAAAGAACTCCCAAACATGTTGTTCACTGGTACTGCCGGCCTAGGTAAGACCACAGTCGCTCGAGCTCTATGTAATGAGCTCGAGTGTGACTATATTCTAATCAATGGTTCTGAGGAAGGTAACATTGATACATTAAGAACCAAGATTAAACAATTTGCATCATCTGTCTCACTACAAGGTGGTTTTAAAGTTGTGATACTAGATGAAGCTGATTACTTAAACCCGCAATCAACACAACCTGCATTACGTGGATTTATCGAAGAGTTTTCTAACAACTGTAGATTTATCCTTACATGTAATTTTAAAAACAGAATTATCGAGCCTCTTCATTCTAGATGTGGTGTGTATGAATTTAACACATCCAAAAAGTCTATGATTGAATTATGTGAATCATTTATGGCTAGATGTAAAACTATATTAGATAATGAAAACATTGAATATGACGACAAAGCTTTAGCAGAACTTATTATGAAGTTTGCTCCAGATTGGCGTAGAGTATTAAACGAACTGCAGAGATATTCTATCAATAACAAGATAGACTCTGGTATTATCAACAACTTAAAAGACAAAAACTTTGATGATTTATTCTCTCATTTGAAAAATAAAAATTTCAAAAGTATGCGAAATTGGGTTGTAAACAATATAGATACAGATGCAAGCGCTATTTTTAGAGCCATTTATGATAGGATGTCAGATAAAGTTGCACCACAATCTATTCCACAACTCGTTCTTCTGCTTGCAGATTATCAATACAAAAATGCATTTGTAGCTGACCACGAACTTAATGTGGTAGCTTGTTTAACGGAGGTAATGTCAGATGTTCAATTCAATTAAACTAACGCTATACACTCAAGAAGATTGTTTTTATTGTTATGAAATGAAGAAGAAACTTGTAGAATGGGGTTATGACTTTAGAGAGGTTAATGTAAGCCACGATCTGTTTGCAAAAGATTTTTTAAAAGAAAAAGGTCATAGAACAGTTCCTCAGCTCTATTGGAATGATACACATTTAAATAAGTTTCCAACAACAGAATTAAAACAAGAACATATAGAAGCTGAAATAAATTATGAAGATTATATTGGCGGAGTCGAAAATTGGGGAATAGCACAAAGAGCGTAGCTATTATCGGTGGTGGTGTCGCTGGCATAACCACTGCATACTTTCTAGCAAAAAAATATAAAGTAGTACTATTTGATCCTAACGGTGTTGCCGAGCAATGCAGTTATGCAAATGGTGGTCAACTTTCTGTTTGTAATGCTGAAGTGTGGAATAGTTATGGCAATATAATCAAAGGTATCAAATGGTTAACACAACCTGATGCGCCACTTGCTTTTAGACCAGATCATTGGTCTTGGTCTAAAGTGAAATGGATTGCTGGTTTTATTGGTGCAACAATAACTAATAAGTATGATCATAATACTCGTAGAACTATTGAATATAGTTTAAGATCTCGTAGACTACTTAAAAAGTTAATGAAAGAAATAAACATCGACTTTCACCATAATGACTGTGGTATATTACACATATACAAAAATCAAAAGTCTTGGGATAAAGCTCAAAGAACTTTAGATAGATTTAAAGATACTGGTTGGGGTAGAGTTAAAACAAAAACAAACCTTATAAAGTATAATATTAAATCAAATGATGTCATAGGTGCTACCATTACAAAAGGTGATTCAGTTGGTGATATACACGCTTTTTGCGCTAATTTAACAACTTATATGTTACTTGATAACAAATATAATTTTAGTTTACGTGTTAACAAAATTGTTCGTAATGAAAATGAAGTCTTTTGGTCAAATCCAAGAGATATGGCAATAAGCATTGAAACTCTTAAAAAAGATTATGATGAAGTCGTAGTATGTGCAGGTGCATACACAAAGGCATTTTTACCTCACTTAAATATATATCCCATTAAAGGTTATTCTATAACATATAAACATGCTTATGAAGCTCCTAATATATCAATACTTGATGATGATAGAAAAATTGTGGCTTCGCCTTTTGCTAATAATGTGTTTAGAGTTGCAGGTACGGCAGAACTAGCTGGTTGGAATCATGATATAAGAGAAGATAGAATTAAACCTTTATCCGATTGGGTAAAAGAAAATACTTTTGTTAATAAAGATGATTATGAGAAGTGGGCATGCTTAAGACCAATGACACCAAATATGCTACCTGTTATCGGTAAGGTAAAAGGTTTATGGGTTAACAGCGGTGCAGGGCATCTTGGTTGGACAATGGGAATGGCTCTCGCAGAAAAATTAACAAAGGATATATAATGGAAACAGAAATGTTAAGTCAATTTGTAACTCAACTTGCAATGTGTGAACTATTATCGGCACACAGTATAATACAACCGTCCATTGCATTTGACTGTTTACAAATTGAAAACTTTATAAAAGAATCATACTTTGATAATGACTATGATGCGTTTATAAAATGGTGGGATGCTACAATAGTTCCTATGGTAACAGAATTACAATCAATGGTAGAAAAAAATGAATCCCTTTGAATATTCGAATGCAATAAATTACACTAAGAAAAATATCATGGTAGATGACATGGCTGAAAAAGCGTACTCTCCATATATGATTAATCGCCAGTTATCATACTTTCCTGATACTGTATTGGCTGCAAATGAAATGAACCGCAATCATCATATTGATAATCGCCTTCAATTTGATTTTTTTATAAATATAATTAGAAAACGTAAAAGGTTTTCTAAATGGTTCAAACCAGAACAAATTAGTGATTTGGATGTAGTTAAAAGGTATTATGGCTATAGCAACGAAAAAGCACGTCAGACTTTAACTCTCCTATCCACTGAACAGATAAATGAATTGAAAAATAAGGTGGCCAAAGGTGGAAGAAAATAAGATTGTAGAATGGAACCCAAGTAATATGCTTGAGGTGACATTGAATGAGCCGGACGATTTCCTTAAAATAAGAGAAACACTTACAAGAATTGGTGTAGCATCACGTAAAGACAATAAGCTATATCAATCTTGTCATATACTGCACAAACAGGGAAGATACTTTATTGTGCATTTTAAAGAGTTATTTTTATTAGATGGTAAAAAATCAAACCTAGAAGAAAATGATGTTGGACGTAGAAATACTATAGCAACATTAATGAGTGATTGGGGATTATTGACTGTGGAAAATAAAGAACAGTTACAACCCATAGCACCATTAAGACAAATTAAAATTATTTCTTTTAAAGATAAAGATCAATGGGAATTGTGTCCGAAATATAATATCGGTAATGGAACAAAATAAAATTAAAGAAGCTTATAGAATGTTCTTCTTAGTAAAAGGACATCTTGATTGTAGTGAAGAAACAGCGTTAGCGTGTTATGATAATTATTTTAAACGCTGTTGGTATAATCAAGAATCGTGGATTAGAGAAGAAAAATTTATTGAAGCATACGAAAAAAAATTTAACGTTACTGGTTTAAATTAGAAAAAAAGATACTATATATATTATAGGATGCCGAATGGTTCGGGTCCGTACAACAACCTTGCTTAATAGGAGGATACTATGACTGGAAACTTTGTTTTCCCAAGGAACGCTTTTTTAGGTTTCGACCATATTTTCGACGCATTACAAGATATACATGTACATGCAAACGATGGATACCCACCACACAATGTCGTAAGAGACGGTGATCAAAAGTACATCATTGAGATGGCTGTTGCTGGTTTCAATAAGAAAGACATTGAGATTAAGGTGAAGGAGCATATCCTTACCATCAAAGGAGATAGGGACAAACGTAGAGAAGCAGATGCATACGTTCACAAAGGAATTAGTGGGCGTAAATTTGAAAAGTCATTCAGACTGTCGGAATATACCGAAGTAACTGGTGCCGATCTGACTGATGGAATATTAACTGTCAAATTAGAAGTGATTCTACCAGAAGAGAAGCAGCCTCGTACAATTAATATAACATAATTTAACGAGGATTAAAATGACATCAATAGCAATATCTGCATATGCTTGCAGATTCTGTGACGCAGTAGCGTCTTCTTTCAAAAAAGTATACAAAAACATTAAGTTTGGCATGCAAATGTCAGCAAACCAAAGAGTAGCAAGAGAGTTAATTCATTTAGGCTTTCATCAGCAAAAAGAGTTTAGTCAAATTTTGCAAAGAATGAATGATAAAACTATCGAAGAATATCACGGTAAATATTAATGTGGCCGTATACTGAAGAAGAAAACGACTACTTATCGAAATAAGAAAAGGCGGGCCAGTTCCCGCCTTTTTTATTATAAATAGTTAATTAAAGGAGGTATGACATGAATATAGAACAGTTAAGAAAAGAACTTGAAGTGGATGAAGGAGTTAAGTATGAAATATATAACGATCACCTCGGCTATCCTACTTTCGGGATTGGTCATTTGGTTAGGGATACTGACCCTGAAGCAGGGGCAGCACTTGGAACTCCTGTCTCAAAAGATAGAGTCATTGAAGCCTTCAACGAAGACGTTGAAACAGTGCTTAGCGACTGCGCAATATTATATGACGACTTCGATGAATTGCCAGAAGAAGCTCAACTAATTATAGCAAATATGATGTTTAATTTAGGAAGACCTAGACTTTCAAAATTCAAAGGTATGAAAGCTGGTGTTGACGCTAGAGATTGGAAGAAAGCTGCAGATGAAATGGTTGATTCTGCATGGTATAGACAAGTACCAAATAGAGCTGGTAGACTCGTAACTCGAATGAAAGCGTTAGCATAATGCCAGATTTAGATTTTGATTTTGGTTTTACTGCTGTAACCGAAGATGAGTTAGAAGCAGTACAAAAAACTAAAGTATCGGCAGAAGGTGCTCAAGAAAAACTTGATAAGCTTTATAATGCAATCACACCACTATTAACTAACTTAAAGAAAAATCCAGAAAAAGAGTATATTCTTTGGCCAAATAGGCTAGAGAAAGTAGAAGCATTTGAGGATCATATTCAGAAAATTTATATGAATTAATCCTTTACTTTTACTAAAAAACATGGTATAATAAACTATAATGAAAAATTTTAAAACATTTTTATTAGAAGCTCAAGGAAAAGGTTTAACAATCTTTGATATAGATGAGACCATGTTTATAACTAAAGCAAAAGTAAAGGTAGTTAAAAATGGTAAAGTCATTAAAAAACTGGATAACCAGCAGTTTAACACATATAAGAAAAAAGCTGGAGAAGAGTACGACTTCGGCGAATTCAAAGACGCCAAAGTATTTAACAAGACGAGCACACCGATTGCACGAATGATTAACAAAGTTAAGGCAATTTTAAAGAACGCTACAAGAGCAGGTTCGAAAGTTATTATAGTAACCGCAAGACCTAACTTTGATAATAAGAAATTATTTCTTGACACATTTAGAAAACAAGGGATTGATATAGATAAAATCTATGTCGAGAGAGCTGGTAACCTTGGCGGTGGTCCAGCAGCAGAAAATAAGAAAGTAATATTTCGAAAGTACTTAGATCAAAAAATTTATAAAAGAATAAGATTGTTTGATGATGCAAGAAGTAACTTAAAAGCTTTCTTATCATTACAAAAAGATTATCCTGATGTAAGCTTTGAAGCATTCTTGGCAAAACCAAATGGTTCAGTTTCAAGGGTAAGATGATAAACTTAACAAGTTCAGCAAAAAATTATTTAACAGACACTATTAAAAAACATAATAAAAAATATGCTTATCTCGGTGTTTTAGGTGGTGGCTGTTCTGGTTTTCAGTACGAGTGGGACATGACTAATGACTTAGAAAAAGGTACACTTGTAGAAAACATTTTAGTCTTAGATAAAACTGCAGAACTATTTGTCATAGGCTGCACAGTCGACTACGTACAAGAGTTCGGTGGCTCTTATTTAAAAGTTATAAATCCAAATGCAACAGCACAATGTGGTTGCGGAGAATCATTCGCCGTCTAATTAACATGTTAATAACAAAGTTGTGTACTTTTTTGAAAAAGTAGTGTATAATAATAACTATAATCAAGGGAGTATATATGACTAAATTACAACAACACTATATTAAATTTCAATCACAACCAACAATTTCAGCTAAGATTCTTTATTTACAAAATAATCAAAAAGAATTATCACAATATAATATCAACATACCAAATTTAATTTCACATTGGTCTAAACAAAAAGATTCATAATGGCATTTTACACAAACTTATATCGGTTTAAAAATAATATCTTCTATCGTGGTTATTCAAATAACGGCGATAGAGTTATTAAAAAAGAACATTACAAACCAAGATTTTATGTAACATCTAATACCGAAACCGGTTACAAAAGTCTTGATGGTTATAATGTTGGTCCCGTAGAATTCAACAGTATGTATGAAGCAGGTCAATGGTATCGAGATAATATCGATGTTTCTGGTAGAAGCATATATGGTAATAAAAGATTTGTTACGCAGTATGCCATTGACAAGTTTCCAAACGATATTGAATTCGATCGTAGCATGATAAACGTTGGCACATTTGATATTGAAACAGACTATGATGATGGCTTTCCATATCCTGAACAAGCTGCTCATACCATATTATCAATATCATATAAGTCAAGTAAGTTTTCAACATATCACGTATGGGGTTACGGTGACTTTGATACCAAAGCTTCTCTTATTAAAGACGTTAAATACATACGATGCAACAGCGAAGAAGAACTGCTAACTAAATTTATTGAATTCTGGTCACATCCGGATATTACACCTGATGTTATTACAGGTTGGAATACAAGATTTTTCGATATACCTTATATTATTAATCGTACCAGTAAGGTGCTTGGTGTCGAATGGCTTCCTAAATTTTCCCCTTATGGCTTACAGATACCAGCACCTAGACCAATTAAGAGACACGGCAAAGAAAATATGGTTTACGACATCCCGGGTATTCAAACACTTGATTATATGGAATTATTTCAAAAGTTTGGTTATACGTACGGTCCACAAGAATCATACGCGTTGAATCACATTGCTTATGTCGTTCTTGGTGAAAAGAAACTTTCATATGAAGAATCAGGTTCACTTAAAAATCTTTACAAAGATGACTATCAAAAATATATTGATTATAATATGAAAGACGTTGCACTCGTTGATAGGCTTGAAGAAAAACTTGGATTAATTACATTGGCTATAACTATGGCATATAAAGGTGGTGTAAATTATCAAGACACGTTTGGTGTAACTGCAATATGGGAATCAATCATATGTCGAAGACTGCATCAAAACAAAATTATCACACCACTAACGCAACGGTTTGATGACTATCAAATTATAGGTGCAACCGAAACATCTAAAAAACATCCATCGCCTGCTTTTAGAGAAGAAGGTAAACAACATAATATTGCTGGTGGTTACGTTAAAGATCCTATTGCAGCTAAGTATCAATGGGTAGTATCATTTGATTTAAACTCTCTATATCCTAATATCATTGTTCAAAATAATATGTCACCTGAAACTATTATGGATCATATTGACGATCCAAAAGATTTTGTAAGAGCTGCCAATGAAACATATTATCGTAAAGACTTTCAAGGTGTGCTTCCACAAATCATAGAAGAATATTATGATGAGCGTGTTTTGGTAAAAAAAATGATGTTAGATGCAAAGTCAGAAGCACAAAAAAACTATACACCACAACTTGATAAAGAAATTAGTAACCTTGAAAACAGACAAATGGCTATTAAAATTCTACTTAATAGTCTTTATGGCGCTCTTGCCAATAAGCACTTCTTATATTTCAGACCAGCGCTTGCTGAAGGCGTGACACTCACTGGCCAAAAAGCTATCAAATGGGCTGAAAAGACTATGAACAACGAACTTAATAAGTTATTGAAAACAGATGAAGATTATGTTATAGCTATCGATACAGATTCTTTATATGTCAATTTTGGACCGCTTGTAGAAAAATTTACTCCAAAGAATCCAGTTTTATTCTTAGACCAAATTTGTAAGGAACACTTCGAACCAGCAATTGCTAAAGCTTACGAAGAATTTTACAGAATGCATAATGCATATAAGAACAGAATGGTAATGGCAAGAGAAGCAATATCGGATGTTGGTATCTGGACTGCAAAGAAAAGATATATCTTAAATGTACACAACAATGAAGGCGTACAATATTCAGAGCCTAAGCTTAAGATTATGGGTATTGAAGCGATTAAGTCATCAACACCAGAAGTCGTACGTGATAAATTTAAAGAAGCATTTAAATTAATAATATCAGGTACCGAAGATGAAACACAAAAGTTTATTGCAGACTTTAAAGCGCAATTTAGAAACTTAGAACCGGAACAAATAGCTTTTCCACGTGGCGTAACTAATATTACTGATTGGCATGATAGAAAAACTATATTTAAAAAGAGCTGTCCGATACACGTGCGCGGTTCATTACTGCATAATTATTATCTTAAAGAAAATAAACTAACTAATAAATATGAACTTATAACAAACGGCGATAGAATAAAATTTGTGTATTTAAAATTACCAAATCCTATAAAACAAAATGTTGTATCTTTTAAAGATGTATTGCCACGAGAACTAAAGTTACAAAACTATATAAATTATGATTTACAGTTCGAAAAAACATTTATCGAACCATTAAATTTAATACTTAACCCAATCGGCTGGACTGCCGAAGAACAAGCAACCTTGGAGGATTTTTTCGTATGAGTACAAACTGGTTTAAAGACATGCAAGACATGCATAAAAAATATGGCGTTGACAAATGGATGAATGATGAAAAGAATTCTGATTGGTCAAGGCTAAATAAGTTTATGCAGTTTAGATTAGCAATGATGCAAGAAGAATTAGATGAAACTAAAATGGCATTCGATGATAAGAACGCAGAAGAAATGGTTGATGGTATTATTGACTTATGTGTTTTTGCTATCGGCACTTTAGAAGTATTTGGCGTCGATGCTAACAAAGCATGGGACGAAGTATATAAAGCCAACATGTCAAAAGAAGTTGGTATTAAAGAAGGTAGACCTAATCCGCTTGGATTACCTGATTTGGTAAAGCCAGAAGGTTGGACGGGTCCAGAACATAAGGGTAATCATGGAAATATCACTGACTCTTTTTAATAGTATATTCGACAATAAGACTGGTCAAAAGCTTACATTTAAAGACTTTAAAAGTTTTGAAAAAGCTTTATATGGTTTGTCTGAACGTAGAATAAAATCTAAGAAAGAAGCTCCCTTGATGTCACCAGCTTGCTACAAGCCTGACACTACTCGTAAGAACGATAATGTCACAATGTGGTCAAGCTGGTGTGCAGTTGATGTTGATGATTTTAAATTTGAAGGAGATCTATATGGAAATTTACGTGCACGTTTTGGTAATTATATGTTCGTGTGTTACTCTACTGCTAGCAGCACACAATCTTTTCCAAAGTTTCGTCTTGTCTTCCCTCTTACAAAAAACGTTCCGGCTGAAAAGATTCGACACTTTTGGTTTGCTCTCCAAACGGAACTCGGCGACCTCGGAGATAAACAAACCAAGGATCTATCTCGCATGTATTATATACCTGCAAAATATGATAATGCTTTTAATTTTATCTTTAGTAACAGTGGCAATTATATCGATCCAGATATGGTTATGAATAAGTACCCATATCGAGAAAAAGCAACTAATAGTTTCTTTGATAGATTACCAGAAGATATGCAAAAAGAAATTATTGAACATCGTAAAGCTAAACTTGACAATACAAATATAAATTGGTCATCATATAAAAACTGTCCATTCTTTCCAAGACAATTAGAACAAGAATATAGAATGATAAGTAACACAGGCTGGTATCATAAGATGTATCAGATAATGGTTGCTATTGCTGGTAATGCAGTTAAAAAC